GATAGTCCCCAAACTTCACTTTATTATTCCTTACAGGTAATGGGTGACGTTCAGGATAAGTCCAGTGCATATGCAGCACTAGATGAAGAGGATGTACAAGATTACTTGCAAGGGATTCTAAAAAACAACGAACCCGAATGCGATTGTCAAGAATGAACCCTTATGAGAAGTTACTCAATAGAAAGAGAACATGGACACCAGTCCAAACAACAGCAGGTAAACTTAAACCTGGATCTGAAGAGACCATCTACCGTGCTCTCGCAATACGCCATATGGAGCTACCAGTTGGCGAGTTTATTGCAGAATCACTTGAAAAAGAGATTCCCGAATCTGCACGGACTTTATTAGAGTCAAACGTCAAGGATGAGATCAAACATGATCTCGCTCTTGGCTACATAACCAACGCTATAGGCGTTGATGAGAAGGCAGAGAAAGAAGCCTTCTTACTTAGGGATGCGTGGGAAGCGCACCCTGATCACATGATTACCAAAGCCTTAGTTATTGAACGTGCTATATTCTTTGTTCTATTACCTATGTTTAGGTTTAATGGTGATGCTGGTCTTAGAACGGTATCAGCTGATATTTCCAGAGACGAACAAATACACGTGGCCACTAATAGCCTTGTATGTCACGATATGGGCTTATCTTGGAGTCAATCTCTGGATAAACTTAGGAAAGCCACGATTAATTGGATCATGGAGCCATTAGGCAAGAATACCTATGGCGATAAATATTTAAGTAAAAAATTTTGGCTGGATTCTAGCGATAATCTTATGTATAACGGCAAAGCTCCTGAGTTAGTCGAAACAAAGTCAGCAAGAATGCCAGCGTTTTTTGAGCATAGTAATGTCAATCTACCCCAATACTCTTGAGCCGATCCTTGGACCTACTCTTGAATCAATCCTCTTAGAACTAGAGGAAATCCATCCACCACTTAACCCAACCCCAGATGAATCAATGGAGAAAATTATGTATCGTTCTGGACAACGCTCAGTTGTGGAATGGATAAGAACTAGAATGGAGGATAACAATGGTTAAAAAATGGAATCCAGCTTATGAAAAAACGAAAGGTGCCGCTGGAACACCTGGAAAAGTAGCTGTTAATTGGTACGATTACCATGATAACGATTATGCTTACACTGATAGACAAACACCACACTTTTTAAGTTTTCAAAAGATTGCTAATCAAGAATTAGTAGACGACTCAAGGGATTGGAAAACTAAATATTATAATGATAGAGGGTTTCAACATAACCTTGCGTACGGTAAGAATATGTCTAAGGATAAGCGTTATTTCACTGGTCACTCAAGGACACCTTGGGTTGACGATGATGGTGATATGCGTCCTGGCTCTTATGGTTGGTCTGGAAAGCAATGGGAAATACTAGATTTCGATGCTTATAATAGAGATGCTCTTTATAAAAATGCTTTAAATAAAAGGCATGGTAGGACTCAATTTAATACACCTCAAGATATTTTAGATGCTGAAGAGGTTATGTCTGGTAATTGGAGTAGACCAAAGGAAATAGTACCACAACCTTCAGATCCAGAACCACCAAAACCAGAGGTATTTAAGGATGTATTAGGTAATCCAGTTACAGCATTAAAAAGAAAAGAGCTTTTAAAAAATCCTGAAGAAATAGCTAAGGAACAAGGTACTTGGGATGGTGATATGTATCCACACCTCAGACCAGGTCCAACTACTCCTGATATCGATTTAGGTAAGTGGGGTGCTCCACAAAACCCTTCACCTTCACCACTCCCTGATCCTGATAATGGTAAATGGGCTCCAACTACTCCTGATATTGATTTAGGTAAATGGGCTCCACAAATCCCTTCACCTCCAACTACCCAACAGCAAATAGGTTATGACGACTTTGCTAGTTGGATGAATCAGTACAACACTGCTAATCCAGTAGCACCACCACCACCTCCTAAAGATACCTTTGGTGACTTCATGGGTTACATGAAGCAGTACAACATGATGAGTGGACCACAACAACAGGCTCCACAGTTTGGTTATGGAGTAGGTGGTACAGCATCAGGAGGTGTAGCGGCAGCTAATCCATATCAAAACTTTGCAAATTATATGCAGCAATTCCAAAACCCATCACAAGATAGACCATCCGTAACAAGTTCATTATTAAATATATAAATGACAGCAAAAACTAGGTATGACTATTTATCAGGCGAACGTACCCAGTTCTTAGACGAAGCCGAACAAGCATCAGAATTAACTCTTCCATATTTAGTCTCAGGTGCAAACGAAACAACGATTGGTATGTCTCGTAGACCTACTCCGTGGCAATCAGTAGGAGCCAAAGGATCAGTGACATTAGCTGCGAAACTTATGCAAGCTATGCTCCCTGTTCAAACTAGTTTCTTCAAGCTACAAGTAGACGAGAGCCAACTTGGACAAGAGTTTGGACCACAGATTAAATCAGAACTAGACTTATCATTTGCAAAGATTGAACGTACGATCTTAGAGGCTATAGCAGCTTCTAGTGATCGTGTTGTTGTACATGAGGCATTACTACATTTAGTTGTAGCAGGAAATGCTTTAATCTTTATGAGTAAGGATGGTCTGAAGTTATTCCCGCTTAACAGGTTCGTCGTAGAACGAGATGGTAACGGCAATGTGATTGAAATAGTCACGAAAGAAACAATTGCTAAAAAGTTAATAGAGGATCAATTACCTGCTGACATACTTAATACTTATGACACTGTAGTTGATTCAGATAAAGAGAATAACGACGAGTGCGATATTTATACACACGTCATCCGTGACAACAACAGATACGTCTGGCATCAGGAAGTACACGGAAAAGTATTAGAAAAATCCTACGGGAAATCCCCTGTTGATGTAACACCATGGATCGCTCTCAGGTTCAACACTGTTGATGGAGAGAATTATGGTAGGGGTCGAGTCGGTCAATTCTTAGGCGACTTGAAATCATTAGAAGCACTGTCTCAAGCCTTAGTGGAAGGGTCAGCTGCTGCAGCTAAAGTTGTGTTCACAGTATCACCTAGCTCTACGACTAAACCTAGTACCCTTGCTAACGCAGGGAACGGCGCAATCGTGCAGGGTAGACCTGATGACATAGGAGTCGTACAGGTGGGTAAGACCGCTGACTTCAGAACAGCATTTGAAATGATGCAAACTCTAGAGCGCAGGCTTAATGAAGCGTTTTTAGTTATGCAAGTCAGACAAAGTGAACGCACAACAGCTGAAGAGGTACGCCTCACTCAGATGGAGTTGGAACAACAGTTAGGAGGTTTATTCTCATTACTAACAACAGAGTTCTTACTTCCATATCTAAATAGAATACTTAATCAATTTCAAAAAACTGGAAAGATACCTCGCTTACCTAAAGATATGGTCAAGCCTACTATCGTCGCTGGTGTTAATGCACTTGGGCGTGGACAAGACCGTGAAAGCTTAGGACAGTTCTTAACTATTGTGTCTCAGACTATGGGACCAGAGGCTGTACAGAAGTTTATTAATCCAGAGGAAGTGATTAAACGATTAGCAGCTGCATCTGGAATAGATGTATTAAATCTTGTGACCTCAATGGAGGAAATACAACAACAAGAACAAGCTGCACAACAAATGGCTATGCAACAACAACAAGCAGAACAACAAACTGCAAGGATGAAGACTCCAATGATGGACCCATCTAAAAATCCTGCATTAGCTGAACAAATGGAACCACCACCTGAACAAGCATGACCGAAACACAAACATACACCTACGATGCAGAGGCAGATACTCTCACTACAGGAGCAAATCTAAAAGAAGAAGAGCAAGAGTCTCTGAGAGTTGGTGAAGAGATGGAAGCCGATCAAGAAAGTTTATTAGCTGGTAAATATAAAAATGCAGAAGACTTAGAGAAAGCTTATTTAGAACTCCAAGGAAAATTAGGCGAAAAATCTGAAGAGGTTTCAGAAGAAACAGAAACTGAAGAGGAACCTACAGAGGAAGAGCCTGATTATAATTCAAATCTATTAGAGGAAGTTTGGGCTAAATCTCTTGATAATAAATTAGATAAAGAGACTTATGAAAAGCTAGAAAAGATGAGTTCTATTGATGTTGCTAAGTTAGCAATGCAACAGCGCAAAGCTTTTTCAAATAATGAACCTAAAGAGTTTAATGATAAAGATGTAGAGCAGATTCATGGATTAGTTGGAGGTCAAGAGAACTACAACAACATGATGAGTTGGGCTAAACAGAACGTATCTAATCAAGAGATTGATATGTTTGATTCAGTAATGGATCTAGGTAATACAACTGCTGCTTACTTTGCTGTACAAGCTTTAGCTTTAAAGTATCAAGATCAAGCTGGTAAGGATGGACAATTCATTACAGGTAAATCTCCTAAGTCAACAAATGATGTATTTAAGAGTCAAGCTGAAATGATTAGAGCTATGGAAGATGAAAGATATAACGATGATCCTGCATATCGTCAATCAATAATGGAAAAACTCGAACGATCAAACGTTAATTTTTAATCATGGCACCATACGGACCAGGAACATACGGAACTAAAAAAGGTAGACCACCTAAAAAAGGTACTAAGAAAAAGTAGGTAGTCATGGCGACCTGACAGTTCATCATCGCCATTCACCTATCTTTCAATTCAATGACTACAACTACCGAATACGGTAAGCAAAATATCTTTGCAAAAGAAACACCTCCTCGTCTAATGAACGAACAAG